GAAAGCGGGGTTTGATTTCTAATGATAGTGAATTTATTAAACACTTACCGTGTACGCATTGTTCATCTAGTGACGGAATGGCTCTCTACTCTGATGGTCATACTTTTTGTTTTGTGTGCAACACTACTACTAGGGATAATGGCAATACAGTTTTGGATACAAGCGAAGTTAGGTCAGATTTATTACAAGGTAAGTTCATACCTTTACCGAAAAGGAAATTAACTTTAGAAACTTGTAAGAAGTGGGATTATGCTATTGCAGAATACAATAATGAAACTGTCCAAGTAGCAACTTACTACGATAAAAATAAAAAACCTGTATTTCAAAAAGTAAGATTTAAAAATAAAGAATTTAAAACTATTGGCGATATAAATAAAGCCACGCTTTACGGACAGCACTTATGGAATAGTGGTGGTAAAATTTTATGCGTATGCGAAGGGGAGATAGACACTTTAAGTTTATCTCAATTGTTTAACCATAAATACGCAGTGGTAGGAATACCTAACGGAGTTAACGGGGCAGTTAAATCTTTAAAGAAACAATTAGAATTTTTAGAAAGTTTTGAACAAGTCATTTTCTTTATGGATCAGGACGACGCTGGTCAGGAATGTGCAAAGAAATCTGCTGAATTATTATCAGTAGGTAAAGCTAAAATAGCAACATTTGAACTTAAAGACGTTAATGAAATGTTAGTTAGCGGATTAGGTGCTGACGTTATTAAGGCTATGTGGGAAGCAAAAACATATAGACCTGATGGTGTTGTTGCTGGAGAAGAACTTTGGGAAGTAATTAGAAAAGAAGATGAAAAAGCTACAGCCTTTTATCCGTATGAAGGATTAAACAGAAAATTATTTGGAATTAGAAAAAGAGAAATAGTTACAATCTGTGGCGGTTCTGGAATTGGTAAGTCTTTAATGACTAAAGAAATTGCTTACCATTTAATTAAAGCTGGTAAAAGAATTGGAATAATATCTTTAGAAGAAAGTTTAAAAAGAACTTGTGAAGGTATTATTGGATTACATTTAAATAAACCTATTCATATAAATAGAGATAATGTTTCTGAAACAGAATTACTACAAGCTTATAAAGAAACTATAGGTAATGGTAATGTATTTTTATACGATCATTGGGGTTCAGTTGAAGAAGATACAATTATAAATAAAATTAAATATTTCGCTAAAGCATTAGATATAGAATATTTATTCATAGATCATATTTCAATTATTGTTAGCGGTTTAGAAACTAACGACGAAAGAAAAACAATTGATTTGTTAATGACAAAACTTAGAGCATTAACAGAGCAATTAAATATTGGTGTAATAATTATTTCACACTTAAAAAGACCAGAAGGAAATAAAGATCACACTGACGGGTTAAAAACTTCTTTAGGTCAATTAAGAGGTTCGGGTTCAATTGGTCAATTAACAGACATTTGTATTGGCTGTGAACGTTCAACTTCTGACGTAGAAGATTCAAAGAAAACAACTGTAAGAATATTAAAAAATAGATTTGCAGGAATAACAGGTGTTGGAACAACACTTAAATACAATTCAGATACAGGGAGACTTCAAGAATATGAAACAACCAATAATTTTTGATATTGAAACAAATGGTTTAAATCCTTCAACAGTACATTGTTTAGTATTACAAAAAGAAGGAAAAGAAATTTCGTTCGTTGGACGAGATATACCGAAAGGTATTGATTTACTTGCTGACAATTTAATCGTGGGACACAACGTTATTAAGTACGACCTCCCTGTCTTAAAACGTTTGTATAACTATTCTCATAGCCCTGAGTTAGTACACGACACTCTATGCCTTAGCCGTCTTATCTACCCTGACATAGCAAATAGCGTAGACTTCAAATTGTTAGCAAGTGATCGCATAGAAAAGTCTAGCGTAGGTAAGCATAGTTTAAAAGCTTGGGGACAAAGACTTAATTTTCATAAAGGAGATTTTGCAGAGGTTAATACTTTTGATGTCTTTACACCTCAGATGTTAGAGTATTGTATTCAAGATGTTAAGTTAACTTCATTACTTTATAAAAAACTTTTAGAAAAAGGATTTAGTAAAGAAAGTATAGAGTTAGAACACGAAGTAGCAAACATACTTAAAGCACAAGAAGATAAAGGTTTTGGTTTTGATGAAGAAAAAGCTAAGGACTTACACGTTAAGTTATTAGGTAAGACCCACGATCTTAAATTAAGTTTAGAAAGTAGATTTCCTGATTGGCAAGAAGACTTAGGAGAATTTATACCTAAAGTTAATAATAAAAAATTAGGATATGTAAAAGGCGTTCCAATAAGAAAATCTAAAACGGTAAAGTTTAACCCATCTAGTAGGCAACATATATCAAATAGATTAATTGAATTAAGAAATTGGAAACCTAGAAAGTTTTCTGAAACAGGTTTGCCAATAGTTGATGAAGAAGTTTTAGAAAATTTAAATTACCCAGAAGCTAAAGAATTAAATGAATATCTATTAATTGAAAAAAGATTAGGTATGTTAATTGATGGCAAGCACGGTTGGTTAAAGGTAGTTAAGAAAGGAAGAATACATACTAACTACATTACTAACATTACTACAGGAAGAATGAGCTCTCGTTCTCCTAATCTACAACAAGTGCCTACTATTAATTCGCCTTATGGGAAAGAATGTAGAGAATTATTTATTCCAACATTAGGATATGTTTTAGTTGGTGCAGACGCAAGTTCGTTAGAAGCACGTTGTTTAGCTCATTATATTTATAATTATACTGGTGGAAAAGAATATGTAGATTTAATTTTAAATGGAGATATTCATTCTTATAATCAAAAGAATTTAGGTTTAAAATCTAGAGCATTAAGTAAAACACTACTTTATGCAGTTTTATATGGAGCGAGTGCTCGTCGAGTACACGAGATATTAAATTGTTCTTTAAGTGAAGCTAAAGAAATACTAGATAAGTTTTATAGAGTATTACCTTTTCTACAAGAAATTAAATATGACATTATAGATAAGTTAGAAGGCGTAGGTCATATAAAAGCTATTGATAAAAGAATCTTAACAATAAGAAGTAATCATTCAAGTTTAAATGCACTAATTCAAAGTTGCGGTGCAATACTTATGAAAAAAGCATTAATAATACTTTGGAATAAATTAAAGTCTAAAGACGCTTTTGTCATAGCAAACATACACGACGAATTTCAAATAGAATCTAAACCTGAGATAGCAGATGAAGTAGGGCAGTTAGCGGTAGATAGCATTAGGGAAGCGGGAGAACATTTTAAACTACGTGTACCTTTAGGAGCTGAATACCGTGTCGGAAAAAACTGGGCTGAAACCCACTAATAGAAATTGGAGAAGGTGGGCTTCTAATGCTTTGTGCAATCAAAGAATTCGTCAAGGACACGATTGCGGTTTAAGTATAGATGAATTAATTTTATTAACTCCAAGTCATTGTCCTTGTTGTAATACTGTTTTAGAGCCACAAGGCAAACAAACTAACTCGCCTTCTGTAGATAGATTAGATTCTACAAAAGGTTATGACAAAAATAACATTTGGGTAATTTGTCATTCTTGTAATTTAAGAAAAGGAAATACGAAAACACCAGAGACTTTATACAAAATTGCTGACGCTTGGTGGGCAAAATTGAAAGAAAGACAATGCAAGTAATAATAGTTCTTCACGACAAAGAAGAAGGAGACAAAATAGAATTTAGTATTTTTGAAAAATACAATGATGGAGAAACACCAGAAGAAATGGCAAGTAGCCCAGCAGTTCAAGTAGGTGCAATCATATCTTCATTTTTAAAATCAATAGAAAAATACGGAACTTACTTAGGTATATTACCTATTATCGAAAGCCAAGAAGAAGAATTTAATGAAAATGATTTTAGAGACAAAATTAAAAAAAGAGACGGAAACGTCATACACGTTAATTTAAATAAAATAAAACCTAAAGGAAACGCATAATGAGTACATTATTAATTGACGCTGATGTTGTAGCTTATCAAATATCTTTTTCTACGGAAGAAGCTATTAGATGGGGTAAAGAAGAAGATGAATACGCTATATGGACTTTGCATAGTGACGAACAAGATTGTGTTAGAAAAATTAAAGATTATTACAATAGTATAATTTCTGATACTCAGTGCAAAGAAATTATATCTGCGTTTAGCGATAAAGATAATTTTAGAAAAGATTTATTTCCTGATTATAAACTTAACAGAACTAAACAAAGAAAACCTTTAACATTAAAATTTTGTAGAGATTATATTTATAAACATTATAACGGCTTTTCTAGACCAAGATTAGAAGCAGATGATGTATTAGGTATTTTAGGGACTAGCAATACTATTAAAGGTAATAAAATAATATGTAGTATTGATAAAGACTTAAATCAAATAGCTGGATTACATTACAATCCAACACTTAAAGAATTTTACGGCATTACTCAAAAACAAGCTGATTATAATTTTTATTATCAATGTTTAGTTGGAGACGCTACTGATAATTATAAAGGAGCTCCTTCTTATGGTGATGTAAAAGCAAAAAAAGTTTTAACTACTAAAAGTAAAAATTTATGGAAGATTGTTAAGGATTGTTTTATTGAACAAGGCTTAACAGAAGAAGACGCTTTAACACAAGCACGTTTAGCTCGAATACTTAGAAATACTGATTACGATTTTAAAAATAAACAACCTATTTTATGGAGTGGAAATGACAAATAAAAATATGTTTGATGAAGTATTTCCGCAAGGCAGACAGGTAGGTGGAAAACATTATAAAAATTTTCGCATTCAGCCGTATGAGTTTATATCTAAAAACAATCTTAGCTTCTTTCAAGGAAACGTTGTGAAATACGTTTGTAGATACTTGAACAAAAATGGAATAGAGGATTTAGAAAAAATAATTCACTATTGTCAATTAGAAATTAAAAAAATTAAAGATGTAAAAACCAATGTGTTTAATAGTAAGCACGTAATTACTGAAAAAGAATGGTTAAAAAGATTTAACAAGGATAAAAAATAATGAATGATAATATTGTTAAAAAATGGAAAAAGAAAACTTGGATAAATGCAGATATTTTATTTGAAGACGAGTTTTATGCAAAAACACCTGATTTAAATAAAACGTTCCCACCAAGTATAAAAGCAACTTACACAGTAATTGGACAAAACTCTACAAGATCAACTTTAGAAGAATTACCAATAGATAATAAAAATGAAAAAACTACTGAACAAGATACTGGCTTGGATCAAGATATATCCACCAAAATATAAATTTGTATTAGTCTTTTGGGAAGACGCAAACTCCGATAGCACTTGGAACGATTTAGAATTTATAGAAGATATGCTTCCTACTATTTGTCTTAGTGTTGGTTTTCTTATTAAAAAGACAGACAATTCTTTTGTATTAGCTTCTGACTTTACAATTGAAGAAAAAAACGACGATTTTATTTTTGCTGACGGCGGAAATACTATGGTCATACCTACCAAAAACGTACTCAAAGTAGTACCAATCCCCCTTAAAATACAACCCAAATAGTTGCTCTCTTGGATATAACTTATGATTTCACAAGAATTAATTAACTATCTGGAAAAACAATTCCCAGATAAATGCCCAGATTTAAACGATAATGAAAGAAAAGTGTGGTTTAAAGCAGGTCAATCAAGTGTCGTATCTCATTTAAAAAAGATCTTAAATGAAAAAGAAAACAATATTTTAAAAGAAACAATAATAGGAGATATTAAATAATGTGTGGATTTTCTAGACCGTCATTACCACCTCCTCCTCCAACCCCAGCTCCTCCCGCAACAGAAGTTAATGCTAATAGTGCAAGTTTAAGAGAGAATGCTCCTAAAGCTGTGCAAACTAATACATCAAGTTCAGTTAGCTACTCTAAAAAAAGAGGGAAACAAGCTTTAAGAATACCTTTACAAGTTAATGTTGGATCGAGTGGTACTGGTGCAAACGTACCTTAACAATAAATTATAATTATGCACAATTATACAACAGCTAAATCAAGATATAATACACTAGAGGCAATACGAGATCCTTTTCTCGATCGTGCTCGGGACAGTGCTGAGTTTACGATCCCATCTATTATGCCTCGTGATTATCACAATAGGCATACTATTCTATCAACGCCATATCAAGGCATAGGTGCAAGAGGTACTAACAACCTTTCTTCTAAACTACTTCTAGCTTTACTTCCCCCAAATCAACCTTTCTTTAGACTAACACTTGACGAGTTCACGTTATCAGAACTTGCTGGTAGAGATGATATGAAAGGCGAATTTGAAAAAGCTATGGGTTCAATAGAACGTGTAGTTATGAACGAAATGGAAGTTAATAATTTTAGAACAGCATTATTTGAAGCTATTAAACATCTTATTATTTGTGGAAACGTTCTTCTTTATATTACTCCAGAATTAAAAATGAAAGTTTATCATTTAGATCGATATGTCATTAAAAGAGACGGTATTGGAAATATATTAGAAATTATTACAAAAGATATGGTTGCTCCATCTTCTTTAACAGAAGAACAAAAATTATTAATAGATGGAGATAGAAGTAAAGACGGATATGAAGACACAATAGAAATTTATACTTGTGTTAAAAAATCTGAGAACGGAAAAAAATGGGAAGTACACCAAGAGATAAATGAAAAAATAGTTCCTTCTTCTATTGGTAGTTACCCAATTGATAAAAACGCATTTATACCTTTAAGATATACTTCAATAGATAATGCTGACTATGGTAGAGGATTTATAGAAGAATATATTGGTGATCTTAGATCTCTTGAAGCATTATACAGAGCTGTTGTTGAAGGGTCAGCGGCGGCAAGTAAAGTTCTTTTCTTAGTAAAACCTAACGGTAGTACACGCCTTAAAACTTTATCTGAAAGCCCTAACGGTGCAATAAGAGAAGGTAACGCAGAAGATGTAACTACACTTCAAGTTAATAAATTCTCAGATTTTAATATTGCATTTCAAACAATGAAATTAATTGAAGAAAGATTACAATTTGCTTTTATGCTTAATACTTCTGTTCAAAGAAATAATGACAGAGTTACAGCAACAGAAATTAATTATGTGTCTAAAGAATTAGATGATAGTTTAGGTGGTTTGTATTCTTTATTATCACAAGAATTACAATTACCTTTGATTAATAGATTAATGCATCAAATGGAAAAAAAGAAAGCGTTACCAGCTTTACCTAAAGAAAGCATACGTCCTAAAATAGTTACAGGACTTGAAGCTTTAGGTAGATCAAGTGACCTTCAAAGATTAAATATGTTTGTTACTCAATTGCAACCTTTTGCACAGCAATTGATGACATATTTAAATTTAGATGAATATGTAAAAAGAGTTGGAACATCATTAGGTGTTGAGATGGAAGGTTTGATTAAATCTCCACAAGAAGTACAAGCTGAACAAATGGCTATGCAACAACAAATGATGATGGAACAAAATTCCCCTGCCGTAGTAAAAGAAGGTATGGGTATGGTCAGGGATAGTTTTAAAAACCAAAGGGAGAAAAACATTAAGAAGGAGAACTAATGGTTGATAAAGTAGAAATACCTGTTGAAGAAGTAAAAGAGACACAAGAATATTTAGACGAAATGTCTAAAAAGGCTGATGGTGCAAATAATGTTGCAAACAATGAAACAGCCCCAAGTGAAGAACCTAAAAAGGAAGAACTGATACTTGGTAAATTTAAATCACAAGAAGATTTAATCAAATCTTATCAAGAACTTGAAAGAAAACAAACTGAGCTTAATAAGCCAAAAGAAACTAAAGATGAAAAACCTTTAGAAGCTAATCAAAAAGTAAATTTTGATTTTTCTTTAGCTCAAAAAGAATTTGATGACACTGGAGAATTAAGTGAAAAAACAATTGAATCTTTAGAGCAAGCTGGCTTACCTAAATCTTATATAGATAATTATATTGCAGGTTTAGACGCTGTTGCAAAACAATTTGAACAACGAGCGTTTGAAAGCACAGGTGGCGAAGAAAATTATAAACAGATGACAGATTGGGTTAGTAAAACTTTATCTGAATCTGAAATAAAACAATTCAATGATAACATTGGTAGAGATAATGATACTGCATTATTTACAATTAAAGGTATGTATGCACGTTACTCTGCTGAAACTAGAGAACCTAATTTAGCTACAGGTTCTAATGCACAACAATCTGGATCAGGATATGAAAGTATTGGTCAAATGAAAGCTGATATGGCAAATCCTAAATATGCTACAGATAGTGCATTTAGAAAAATGGTAGCTGACAAGGTTGCTCGATCTAAAGTTATCTAAATAAAATTCAAAGGATAAATTGCTGTCCTTGAATAGCAAGTAAAAATAAGGCTTAACCCGTCTGAGGACGGATAATTCTGAAACTGAAATTACTACGCTTTATTAGCAACAACCTATAATAACAAAAAGGAGATATATATAATGTCAAATTATACTGTATCAAATATAGGTCAGAATGCTGGTGCTGGTAGTACAACTGCTTCTTTCTTGAAAGTATTTTCAGGTGAAGTAATTACTGCTTTTGAAACAGCAAACTCGACTCTAGACAAACACTTAGTTAGAACAATTAGTTCTGGCAAAAGTGCTCAATTTCCTATTGTTGGTAAAGCTTCGGCAAGTTACCACACAGCAGGAAATGAAATCACTGGTGGTTCAATAACTCACAATGAGAGAACAATCTCTATTGAGAACTTATTAATTGCACCTGTGTTTATCGCAAAAATAGACGAAGCTATGTCTCATTACGACGTAAGATCTATCTATTCAAAAGAATTAGGCAGAGCTCTTGCGAACCAGATGGACAAGCACGTTTACCAAAACCTTATCTTAAATAGTAGAGGTGGAGCGGCTTCTCCGCAAGCGGCTGGTCAGCAAATAACTGACGCAGACTTTGCAACGAACGCTACTTCTGCTGCTGCTTCTATTTTTAGTGCGGCTCAGAAATTAGATGAGAATGATGTACCAGCTGACGACAGATATTGTGCTGTTAGTCCTGCGGTATATTACAATCTAATCCAAGCAACTACTGTTATAAACAGAGATTGGGGTGGATCAGGTTCTTACTCTGATGGTAAAGTTTTAAAAGTTGCAGGTATTAACATTGTACCTACAAACAATTTACCATCTTCAAACATTACAACTGGTGTTGACGCTGGTTCTTCTACAAGCTTTGCAGGGAACTTCTCAACTACTGTTGGTGTTGTTTGGCAGAAAAATGCGGTTGGAACTGTTAAGTTAATGGACTTGTCTACTGAGATGGATTACCAAATCCAAAGACAAGGTACGTTACTTGTAGCTAAATACGCTATGGGTCACGCTCCATTGAACCCAATTTGTTCAATCGAAATCAAAACTGCGTAATTAATTACGTTTGTTTTATTTGGGAGGCGGGGAAACTCGCCTCTCATAACCTATTTAATTTTATATATGACACTTACAGTTACTACAAAACTCGAAGCAGTTAATACTATGCTTACGTCGATAGGAGAAAGTCCTGTTAACACAATAACATCTTCAACTACAACAGACGTTTCTATTGCTATTCAAATTTTAGATAATGTTTCAAGAGAAGTACAAAGTGTTGGTTGGTATTTTAATACTGATACTAATTATAAATTAGTTAAAAATACTTCTGGTGAAGTTGATTTACCTTCAAATTGTTTAAGAGTAGACAACTCTAATCAAGACGCAGATTTAGATTTAGTAGAAAGAGGTAGAAAACTTTGGGACAGAGAAAATCATACTTTTATAATTAATAAAGATATTAGAGTTAACATTACTTGGTTTTTAGATTTTCAAGATTTACCTGAGACAGCTCGAAGGTATATCACTATTAGAGCGGCAAGAATTTTTCAAGATAGAATGTTAGCTTCTGAAACATTACACACGTTTCATCAAGTTGACGAAATACAAGCGTTGTCAGCTTTAAAAGAACACGAAGGAGATACTAGAGATCATAGTATTTTTGATAACTACAGTACATACAGAGTTATAGACCGAGACAATTATCAACCGACTAAAACTACAATTACAGATGAATAATGAGTGCAAGATTAATTTCAAATTCAATTCCAAATTTATTGAATGGAGTTTCACAGCAACCCGACACTGTAAAACTTCCTAATCAAGCAACTATTCAAGAAAATGGTTTATCAGATATTATTACAGGTTTAGGTAAAAGACCGCCTACAGAACATATAGCAAAATTAAATAATGATACTTTAACAGATTCTAAAGTACATATTATTAATAGAGACACTACCGAACAATATGTTGTCTTATTAAATAATCAAAGTTTAAAAGTTTATGATATTAATGGTAACGCAAAAACACTAGTTACACCTGATGGTCTTACTTATTTAACTTCAACAAATCCAAAAAAAGATTTTAATTTAGTAACTGTTGCTGATTATACATTTATAGTTAATAAAACTATTGATACTGCAAAATCAGGAACGCTAAGTGCGTCTAGACCAGATGAAGCATTGTTTTATGTTAAAAATGGTCAATATAAAACTACATACGAAATTACTATAGATGGAGTTAGTGTAGCTAGTTATCAAACATTAGATAATTCTACTTCATCTAATGCTAGTTCAATTACAACAGATAATATTGCAACAGAATTGTATAATGATTTAGTTGCTAGTTTATCAGGTTATACTATTAACAGAGACGGTTCTATTATTTATGTTTCAAAAAATTCTGGAACATTTACAGCTTCGGTATCAGATGGTTTAGGCGGTGACGGTTTAATAATAGTAAAAGATAAAACTAATTCTTTTGCTGATTTACCATACAAAGGTTATACAGATTTTGTTGTTGAAATTGTTGGAGACAACGGTAGTGAATACGATAATTATTTTGTTAAATGGGACGGTGACGCTTGGGTAGAAACAGTTAAAGACGGATTAGACAATGCGTTTGATGTTACTACAATGCCCCATCTTTTAATAAGAACTGCTGATGGTAATTTTAGATTTTGTAAAGCTGATGGATCAACTTATACTATTAGTAGTACAACTTATACTCAACCTGAATTTGCACCAAGAACAGTAGGAGACGAAACAACAAGTCCAGACCCTACGTTTGTTGGTAGAAAAATTAATGACATATTCTTTTATAGAAATAGACTAGGTTTTCTATCTGATGAAAACGTAATCTTTTCTAAAGCTGGAAAGTTTTTTACTTTCTGGGCAACTACAGTAACTACTGCAATTGATGATGATATGATTGACTTAGCTGTTAGTCATAACAAAGTTTCAATTTTAAAATACGCTGTGCCTTTTAATGAACAGTTAGTTTTATTTTCGGATCAATCTCAATTTACTTTGGACGCACAAGAAATACTTTCAGCTAAAACAGTTTCAATAAATCAAACTACTGAATATGAAATTGATGATAGTGCAAAACCGTTAGGTCTTGGTCAAAACATTTATTTTGGTATTGCTAGAGGTAGTTACGCTGGTGTTAGAGAATATTATGTTAATACTGACACTGATATTAAAGACGCATTAGATACTACTGTTAATTTACCTAGATATATTGAAGGTGCATTAACTGCACTAAAAGGATCGTCAGCAGAAAATACTTTATTTGGATTTGCTTCTGGAGAAAGAAATTCTTTATTTGTTTATAAATATTATTTCGACGCTGGATCTAAAGCATTACAAAGATCTTGGTCTAAATATAAGTTTGTTACTACTGATATTATTTTAGATGGAGATTGTATTCAAAATTATCTTTACGTTGTTATTAAAAGAAACGACGGTACTTATTTAGAAAAGATGAATTTAAAAACTAATGAAGTAGACTCGAATTTAACTTTTCCTATTCTATTAGATAGAAAAACAAATTTATCAGGTTCATATAATGTAAGTACAAATAAAACTACTTTTACTTTACCTTACGAAGAAACTAATCCTATGGAAGTAGTTTTAGGTGGTTCTTGGTCTTCAACACAAAGAGGAAGAAATATTGCTATAGCCAGTTCTACAAATACAACATTAGTTGTTAATGGAGATTATTCAGCTAACCCTGTTATTGTTGGAAGAAAATACACTTTTAAATATCAATTTCCAACTTTCTTTGTAAGAGAACAAAAATCTTCTGGTAACACATCAACAGTTAACACTGGTAGATTACAATTAAAAAATATGTCTCTTACATTTGGAGACACAGGTTATTTTGAAGTTAATTTAACTCCATTAGCAAGAAGTACATCTATTTATAAATTTACAGGGCAAACATTAGGTTCTAGTACATTAACTATTGGTCAACCTAATTTAGAGAGCGGAACGTTTAAGTTTCCTATCCAATGTAAAAACACAGACACAGTTATATTCGTTGCTTCCGATAGTTACTTACCTTGTAATTTATTATCGGCAGAATGGGAGGGAGTATTCTCTGTTCTTTCTCAAAGAATTATAACCTAATGAAAATAGATGAAATAGAAACAACAAGTAAGCATATAAAATTATTAGCAAAGAATTTAAGACCAGAAGATGAAAGAGAAATAGTTTCTAAAACTGGTACAACAAATTTACAAAAGACTTTACTTAAAGGATTTACAATGACTGATTATTGTAGATCGTTTTTTGTTGATGATAAAATTGCAGGTGTATACGGAGTAGTTGCGTCACTAGATGACAAAAACATTGGATCTCCGTTTTTACTATGCACACCTAATATTAAGAAAATTAAAATAAAGTTTTTAAGAGAGTGTAGAAAAAGAGTTCAAGAAATGCAAGACAAGTTTCCTGTGTTATTTAATTATATAGATAGTCGAAACCAATTACATTTAACTTGGCTTAAATGGTGTGGTTTTAAAATTATAAACGAAAAAAAATTTAATGATGTCCTGTTTTATGGATTTTTAAAGGAGAAAAATAAATAATATGTGTACAATGGAAGCGTATGTTGCGGCTAGAGTTTTTCAAGGATACAATCAATATCAAACTGATAAAGCTAAAGCTAAAAACATAAATGATACGGCAACAGCTAACGCAGAAAGATTAAGAAACGAAGCTATCTACACAGATAATTCTCTAATTAGAAGTCAAGAAAGTGAAAAAGATAAAGCGGCTTTCCAAAAAGAACAAGTACAAGAAAAGAAACTTTTAACAGAAGGTACTGCTAAAGTTGCTTTCTTTGAAAAAGGTCTTGGTGGTAATTTATACAACACAATTCTTGGAGATATTGCCAGACAAGGGGCAAAACAATTTAATACAATTGATTTAAACTACGAAAACAAATTACGTCAAATTACAGACGAAAGATTAATGTATAATCGAAAATATACTAATCAAATTATTTCTTTACCTAGAGCATACAAACCTAGTTTTATGACTTATGCGTTAGAAACGGCAGTAGATATTGGTGGTATGTACGCTATGAATCAAGCACCTTCAACGCCAAAGGCTTCTCCCTATGATGGGGCAAGCTCAATGGGTGATTATATGAAAAATCCAACAGGATATAGCGGGAGCAGTTAATGGCTAAGATTAATACGGATATAGGTGTAAATATAAATTTAGAAAATGCACCAGTAACAAAACCTATTTTAGATGTTGGCTCAGAAAAAATAGTAGGTAAAGATAGATTTCAAGCATTAGCTGATACTCTTGCGGCTATTAACCCAACAATAAAACAACTTGCTGACAAACAATTAAAACAAGAAGCAAAACAATCGTTTGAACAAGGTCAAGCACAGATTAATGGTATGACTTTAGATCAAGCACGTCAGGCACACAAAAGCGGATTTCCTGATATTTACAATGGTTGGGCTAGATATGGTGCATACAAACAATATGCAATTAATTCAGTAGATAATTTTGTTCAAGATTTTAAAGATCAGTACGCTTCAAAAAGATATGAAAGTAATTATAATTGGCAAGATCACTACAACGAGCTTAGTCAACAATATTTATCTGATAAAGAAGGAGACGAATTTTTTGCATCAGCTTATAATCAAGGTACAGCAGAATTAAGAAGATGGTTAAACGTTAAAGAATTTGAAAAACAACAAGAAGAATTACAATATAAAGTAATTGGTAATGCTTCTTTATCTTTACAAAATTTACCTACAAAAGTTGAAGAACAATTAGAAATTGCTTTTTACAATGCTAACCCTATCGAAACGTTAGGTAAAGATTACAAAGAAAAGAAAGCTAAATTCTTTCAAGAGAATATGTCTAAAACATTTGTAGATATGTTCTATAACCTTAAAGAAAATAGAAACCCTGCGTTATCTTTAGCTGATTACGATGAAGTTGTGCTAAGTGAAGCTGAATTACACGCTAAATTAGATGGTAGGTTTGCCGCTGAATATATTACTCTATTAACTACAAATAGACCAGATGGATCTCCAGCTATTATAAACAATCCTAAATTTCAAGGTAGAGTAAGTAATTTAGTTGAAAAATTAAATGAAGCAATAAAATTAAACGTAGACACTGCTAATTGGTTTAATGGGAACGTAGCTTCATTACCTAAAACAGATAGAACTAAATTAGGTTCAGATATTTTTGATAAAGAATACAGAATTAGAAAATCACAAGGTATGTCTAATGCTGACGCTTTCTTATCAACTACTATGTCTTTAATGACGGGTATGCAAAAGAATGAGCCTATTAAACAAATTGAAGATTTATTAGCTAAACCTGTTACTGGTCAATATACAGAAGATAACAAACTTGCTCTAGAAGTTTATGCCGCTTTAGATAAAGCTGGTATTACTGGTATTTATTTTAAAGAAAACGATAAAAATAAATATTTATTTTATGTTGCTAACGTTAAAAGTAAAGCAGGGCAAGATCCAAGAGATATTGTAAGAGAACTTGGAACAGCAAATACAATTACTAAACAAGTTTCTCAATTAACGTCAGAAGATAAAAAATCATTACAAACAGCTTCGGGTAATATGGCTTATGCACCAAACCAAGAATTATTTTATATGGTGGCACAGTATTTTAAAAATATTAATACTGATATTAATAATGATGATTATATAAATCAAACTAAAGATTTTATTGATAAACATTATTCAAATATTAACGGTAGATGGGTAAGTAAATTTAAAATTAATCAATTAGGCACAACACCAGATAAATACGATACTTTTAAAATATCTGCCATAGAATTACTTAAAGAAAAATTAAACGTTGATAAGAAAATTATTCAAGAAGTTGATTTAGTAGGATTTTCTTTAGATGAAACAAACATTGACGTAGGTTCATATTTAGGAACTAAAATTGATAGCGTAGATTTAAATAATTATGAATTAATAGTCGACGATACTCGTGACACTTTATATTTCAAAGAATCTGATGGAACATTATTAGATGTACCTGCAACAGTAGAATACAAAAACGGACAAACAGTTTGGTTAGAAGTTCCTATTGGTCTTGTTAAACAAAGAATTGAAGAAAAAGAAGCTAAACAAAGAGAAATTAATAATAATTTAAGAATGAAGAAAGACGCTGAATTTAGAAAAAAACAAAAAAGATTAAGAGAGTTAGAAT